ACATCAAAGGTAACTACTACAAAGTGGATACCGGCAAGATACAGCATCAGAATGTCTTTGATCTGGCTGTATCCTGCATGAATCTCATTTCATCCGGAGTAATGAGCATTGATGAAGTCAGAGAAGAGCTGGATAAGGCACCACTTAAAACTGACTGGAGTCAGAAGCATTTCATTACTAAGAATTTTGAAGAGATCGAAAGATTTCTGACATCAATACAGGAAGGAGGTGATTGATGGTGAGAAGGCAGAAGTTTTATCAGATTACTACTCATGATAGAGAAGCAGACATCAACATTTATGGTGATATTACAGGTGATGCTGAGCTGATCAATGCCATTTTCCATGAGGATCTTGGTGATGTATCTGCCAGAGGAATTGTGAAAGAGATTGCTGATCTGGATGTGGATACTATCAATGTCTACATCAACTCTTATGGTGGTGAAGTAGCAGAAGCTGTAGCTATTTACTCAGCACTGAAGAGACATCCTGCAGCGATTCACACATTCTGTGATGGTTTTGCCTGTAGTGCAGCTACCATCATCTTCTGTGCAGGTGATGTCAGAACGATGGGAAGCATTGCAGTAATGATGATCCATAACTGCATGAGTTATCTGGGATATGCTAATTCCAATGAGATGAGGAAGGCTGCTGAAGACAATGATAAGATCAATCAGTCCAGCATTAATGCATATCTGGCTACTACTAATCTATCAGAAGATGTGATTAGAGAGCTGATGGATAATGCTACATGGATGACTGCTGAAGAGTGTTTGAAGTATG